CCAGCACGACCTGAAAGGTATTGACTAATTGCCATTATGCCCCCTGACTGTTGCGCCATCGCAGGTACATACTCATTGTATAAAGCATACGCTCAGACTCTTGCATTAAAACTGACGGAGCAATGCCAGTTTCACAAGCAAGATAAGCCAAGTACCAATGTTGGGATGAGTCACCCAACCCGGTTATTTTGGGCTTTGTTCGCTCGCTTCAATAGTGTCTACTTCATCGCACCAATCTTCAAACGTCTTTTTGGTTTTACCCTGACGTTCTAGCCAATGCCATGCAAGCCACAGTAGATCAGTAATGCGAAAGTCTGACTCTAGCGAAGCAACAGACTTAGTGAACTTATCTTCAAATGCAACAAGGTCACGAGCAGTAGCAGATACTTCTTCTACTGTTTCGTCATTAAAAGTAACGCGCAGGTTGATCTTCATAGTTACGCAGTCGCTCTTGTGACTGTGCCTGACGTAGGCCATGTAACGCTGAATGTAGCAATGTCACCAACAGATGAAGCATGTGGACTGTATGAGTTCACTAGGCATACTGCGGTGTAGCTTGGGTTGGTTGCAGTTACAGTTCCTGAAGTTGGAACAATAACAACGGTTGCAAGAGTATTGAACAACGGAAAGATGGTTGCATCTACGGCTGATGCAGCAAAGTCCTGCATGAACTGAAGTGTTAGTGAACCAGTCTTAAGACCACCGATGCGCTCACGGAAAGTTCCACCAAAGGCAGTTGTTTCCAAGTCATCGGACTCTAGTGCTAGTTCAACGCTGTTAAGTGATGTTGAAAGGTTAGTGCCGTTAATGGTCACTTTGTAGTCGGTAGCTGCGAATTTCGCCATGCTGTTTTGCTCCTAGTCTGCGTAGCAGAGAACTAAAAATTCTGCTGCTAGATAGTTTACTTCACCAACAGCAATGCTTGCATAAGCCCGCATATCGGTAACTCTTAAATCATACACTTTCCCAGCAAGTGTCTTGTCAGACTCTAAAGCCAACTTGATACTTGAAGAACCTGTACTTGAACAGAAGGCATCTATCGCATTCTGTGCTGATCGTTCTGCCACACGCCCTACAAGAACTACAACTGTAAAAGTGTAGGTCTGCATTCCCCTATGAAACGTATCGTCATAAGAAATTGAGTCAGGCTGAATAATGGCAATTGGTGGATTTGGATTATCGGGCATTACAGCAGCTGTGCGTAGCCCTGCAATCGTTGCAAGGTTGGCTGCTAATCCAATACGGATTTCAGATAGTAAAGCCATTAGGCAAAGTTTCTCATACGGCGATACGGCGCAACTAATTGAGCAACGTCAGGGTCAATGTCCCTAGTTACAGAGATAGCCCCAAGATCGCCGAAGCCGGCCACGCCGAGAGGACTATCGAGTCGCTTAAAAATTCTGCTTGCTTGAATGATGCAAGCCTGAGTAATTGCAATTGGAACTGATGCCCAACCAAACACGGCAGTTAATTTAACCACTGCTTCTTCTGTTGCTGATGGGAATAAATAGTTATTAACGGCACGAATGCGTGTGTATGGAACAGCAAGCCCATCTACGTTTCCGTTAAGTGGTTCTAGTTGGTAATCGCCAGCATCCCAAGTTATGTTGTAAATACCGTCTGCTGCTGAAGATGTTTGAAGCGTTATAGCTGTACTAGAAACGTCATCTATCTGAGTGATGAAGTCATTCTCTGAAGCGTAGTACCGTGTAGCAGTCCCAGATGAATAGAAGTATCGTCCAGCGTGACCGTCAATAGCTCGTGATGCAGACTCAACTGCCATCTCTAGCAGGCTGTCATCCACGTTATCCGAGATTCTTAACGCACTTTTCACTTGCGCTAAAGTGGCGTAGCCTTGGTTAATTGCCATGTTGTGAAACTCCTAAAGTCTTTACTATTCTACTTGCGTTCTTGCAATGCCCTACGAATACCTTCACGCAAAGTAATCTGAGGAATGAAATACTGGTGCGATAAGTGTGGGTCACCAACGCGATACTGAACACCAACAGGAGCAGTAACTATGTGGTTAAGCATTGGCTTGATACCTGCTTCTTCGCAGACCATTTGAGCAAGATCATTAAAGCTAGTGGCGAAACCTGAACACAAATTAAACGTGCCTGTGTATCCAGTCTGAACGTGCCACAACACAGCCTGAACTATGTCCTCTATGTGTATGAAGTCGCGTACCTGTTCACCATTACCCCAAATGTCAAAGACTTCTACGTTGGCTAGGGCGCGGTCAATGAAACTAGGAAATGGATAATCTGCATCTTGATCTGACCCGTAACCAGAAAACGGTCTGAATACAAATAGGTTTGTACCTTCTAGGAATTGCGCCAAGTATTCACCAGTAAGTTTTGCCCAGCCGTAAGTAAGGTCTGGATTCCTAACTGCATCTAGGTTTAGGTCATACTCTGCCAGTCTGTGCTGGTGGCGCGTGTTCTGTAATTCAATTGGGTAAGCAGCAGAACTAGAGAAGTAAACCGTATTTATGGGTTTTGTTCTTTGCACCCAGTTAAAGAATTCTGCATCTATGGATAGGTCAGTTGCAACGCTTAGTGGTTCACCTTCAATAGTTGCGCGACCACCAACAATTGCAGCTAAGTGAATAACCAAGTCAAACTGTTCTGTGTTGGTCTTGAAGAAGTCCCGGCAGTCGTTGCCGTCTTTTAAGTCAATGCCTGTAATGTCGCTATCTGGCAAAGCCTTTACAAAGTTACGACCAACAAAACCTTTATGACCTGTTATCAGAATCTTCATTTACAAACCCAAATCTGGTAGTCGTAGTAATAAGCATCTGCTAGTTCTAGCAACTCAAAAGATACTGTTTCAAATCCTGCTTCAGCAAGCAGTTCACCAATACCGTCTTTATCCCAAGCCCAATAGTGTTCTTCATTTACGTCATTCCATTTTGCGTGTGGAGTTGTAAGCAATAGATACTTTGTTTTCTGGCGTATCTGTTTAAGTACCTCAACAGGGTTATCTAAATGCTCTAAGGTTTCTGAACAAATGTATAAGTCCACATCGGGTATCTGCTCAATGGTTTGTTCTATTGCCCCTGTGTATTCATAACGCGGCGCATAATCCCCAACGAAAGTCCTAATGCAATCAAGCCCTTTGATAATGAACGCATCACCAGCCGACAAGTCAGCTACTAAAGAAACTTCAGGAATTGTCTTAGCAATCTCTAAAGTTCTATTGACTCTAATAACGTGATCTTGCCAAGCCGTGTGTTCATGTGGCGTTGCGTAGATTTTGGCTAGTTCTTGATCAGACCACTTAGGTCTAAGTCTGGTAATCATTACCAAGCCTTGACGTTCTCAACATCGTTAGCAAATTCTGTTGCCATGTATTCAGCAAAGAAAGCCTGATCGCCGTTGTGCATTTCTGGATTGTTCACAGCTGCGTATCTTTCGTCATGCTCTGCCTTGCCATTTAAATAGTGCATATGCTCAATGATTACGTCTGGCAGATACTTTCGATTACCTAACGCATCGCCCATTGCAAGCCAATAGTTATCTAAGAACAAATGCTTGAGTGCTGGTGGTGACATAAAGCCCGTAGCTCTGATGATCTTGCTAGACATAACTACCGCAGTTGGCAGGTTCTCGCCTTGTAACAAATCATTACCGTAAGCAATACCCGGCTCTGTGCCAATGGCTTCTGCAAGTTTGGTATCCCAACCACCAGTACGCGGTAAGTGATCATCGCCCATAAAACAGATGTAGTCATAGTCAGGTGCAAACCATAAAGCCCAATGATTAAGAGTGCCATTCATTCCCATACGGTCTGCGATGCAAACCTTGACATTGTTCAAGCCTGCGGTTTCATTCATCAAGCCTTGATAAGTTTTAACGTCATCTGCATCTATGGCAAAGACAACTTCTGTAAAGTCTGCCGTTGCGTTGATCGCTTCAAACAAACGAATCGCATTATCGTTGCGACCACGAGTAGGAATAATTGTAAGCATTCTCATTGTTGAACCAATCTCCAGAAGGTATCCCCTGCGTTATCTATCATGTGTCTTAAGTGGTCTTTGTCTTGCCAATCTTCAACACTAGTAATTCCAACCAGTTCGTTGGTGTGAATCATGCAACCTGAAAGCACAGCTTCCATAACTGCGCGACACTCTGATTCAAACGCTAGTGGCAAATGAACAAACCATTCGCATCGTGCCATTGCATCTAGAACTTGTTCACGCGGTACGTTTGTTAAAGCCTTAAAGTCATAACCTGCTTGTGCTGCCCAAATTTCTGCTTTGAGTTTTCCTTTAAGTGGATGTTCACGCGCTGCCCACAATGCGTAAGGTTTCTTGTCCATGTGGTCGTAACACTTACTGGTGTCGAAGTAGCTTAGAACCTGCGCCGTCTTGCGTGGCTTTGCCCAAGATAATTCTCTGCGCATATGTGCCGGGGTATGGGTTACGAATAAGCGACTGCCTGCGATCAAAGCCAATAGTCCTGCGCGTGGGATTTGTAGGTGATGCACGAATACGAATGGGTCATACTCACTCAGGCGGTTCAGCTGCTGTTCTGTGAACAAGTCTGTGCCTGTTACAACTATCGAATCGAATTGGTGTAGGTCATGTGTATCGAATGTATATGGGGTGACAATCTGAATGTCAAAGTCCAAAGGTGCTTGCAGGCGGTATTCGTAGTCTGACATTTCTGCGCCACCTGCGAACTGCCCCGTGAATAGTCCTTGCTGGCTCAGAGAGCCATTCTCAGCCACGTTGGGGTTATTCTCTATGTGGTGGGTGTACCAGCCTATTTTCATGCTGTGGGTCTTTCTGTGCCTTTTGCGCCTAACACCTTAAGGGCAGGTTTCCAGTATTCGTCAAACACGGTATCTGCGTTATACGCCTTTGCAAAGTCTTGAGCCTTTTGGGAGCGACCACGCCCACGCTGATACGCCTGCTCCAGCGCATCCACAATGCCGGGAACACTAGGCATATGAAACCAACTTGATTGTGGTGCATCCCAGAGTGGCTGACCTTCTACGAGCCAACCATCACCAACAAGCTCGGTTGAAGCTGCAAACTCAGAAACGATTACTGGTGTTCCGCAAGCCTGCGCTTCTACGGTTGGAACTCCAAAGCCTTCACCGTATGAAGTCGCAAGCAATACATCCATAGCTGTATAAAGCGTTGCAAGTGTCTGCTGATCTACACCAGTTCTAAGCGTATAAGGGTCTACGAATGCGTACTGATGTTCTTGAATTCCACATGATGCAATTAGTTCTTGCAGTTTGATGCCACCTAGAGAACCGTTTGAGTCCGTGTGTAAATAAAGAACTACGTCATCGTGCATCTGAGCAAACATAGAAAACGCAAGAATGTTCTCACCAAATGCTTTGCGGTTAGGGCTTACGCCTTTATTGGCTGCGTTCATTCCAACAATAAATACATCTTCACTAGCACCGATTAAATCTCTGCCAGTAGTTCCCTTA